CTTCGCCGTAAATTAGTTTTAATCCCTCGTTTACGCTTTGGAGTGCGCCCTCTTTAACAAGTGCCTGAATTGGTTTACTTAATCCTCGGAGGAAGTTCCTTTTTTCCTGTATATTGGTTTGTTTTGTTTCAATTGTTTTCATAAATTTGTGATGTTTTAGTTTTACATAAAATTAAAATGTGAAAAAAGGCGGGGCAGTCTCATAATATCCCCGCCTTTTTATGTTATGCAATATCTTGCAAAAGTTCTTTTTCTATCTTATCAACTGCTTTGTTAATTTCATCGCTTAAAAAAACAGTGAATTTCAAAAGCATTTCAGGGTTAGAAATAGAAAAATTTCCGCTGTGCCGATAATCTCCTTTAACGGTAAAGCTCAAACTAAAATCTTCAGTTTCAAAAATATTATCAATTGCAAGTTGTTGCAGTAATTTTTGATACTCTTCTAAACTCTTGCTTTTCGAAATAAAAACATCCCGATTATCAGCCAAGCGTTTTTTACGCTGAATTTCTTTTAACTGAATTTCTAAAATTTCCGTGATGGATTGCGTTTTTCCGTTTCTCTTCGATTCTTCGGTTTTTGATACGGCTACAGTTTTAGCCTTTTCGTTTTTCTTTGTTTCCATAAAATAAAATTTAAAATGTGAATAATAATAGGGGTCTCACTCCCTTTTTGTATATACAAATATACAAAATTATAACAACCTGTACAACAAGCATTTAGTGAGGTTTAATGCGGTTTTGTGTATTACTTGCCTATGCAATCCTTTAGAGCTGCATAGTTACGCATATTTGCACGTTTAACACTAAAACCAAAAAAACAAGCAATTCATAAAAAAAGGGGTGTACAACCTATTAAAAAACCCCTTAATGTTTTGAATATCAAACAGATGTTAAGTATTAATAAATAAAACTCAATGTATTTTTATTTTCGAAAACGTAAAAGTCTGGAGGTCAGCTTAAAAGGGTTGTTAAGGGAAAATAATTTCCCTTATCTCTCTCGAAAGACCACGCACCGCCCTGCGAAAAGATTGCATAAGCAACACGATTTTTTTGCGTAATATGCCAAGTGTTAAAAATGTGCCCCCTGAAAAATCATCACACGTGTGTGATTCCGATAAATAAGCTGTTTGCCGTCACGTGCAATCAGCTGAAATAAATTGAAAATGCATTCTCACGAAGTGTGTATGCTTTTTTTTATTATGTTTGTGTTTATTAATTATAAAATAGCATTCATGAAAAAAAAGTTGTTAATCGTAGTTTTATTGGTGTTAATCAGCAAAAGTATTTCTTCTCAAACCGAGTCTTTAGAAGTTAGTGGGCCAATACACGCAGGTTTAGATGTTGGTTTTTCTCCTGATGGATATGTGCCTATAGGGATTCATTTTAGTTCCTATAATACAAAATTTCAATTTGGTTTAACTTTTGCATTATCAACCAAAACGGGAGTAATAGGAGAGGATTATACAGGGACTATCAATTGGAGTGAATATCCAGAAGATTTTGTTTCTGAAGGTAGCTATTACACTCCATTTTCAATAGATATCGGTTATAAATTATATAAAGGTTTAATTCTTGGGGGCGGTATAGGTTTAAGCAGAGAAACAGTTTATAAGAATATGTTTGATGATTTACACATATTAGGCTATAATGGATCATATCACATTAGAGCTAAAGGAGAAAACATACCAGAGTATAAAGGGTTTATTACTTACTATATTCCGAGAGAGTATGATAAGCTGGGCTCACTTTTCATAAAACTTTACTATTCTAAAATTATGGGGCCGGGAGCCTCAATAGGTTTCACAATATAAATCCATTCTCATCAAATATGAATATTTAATTTAAATAATACTAGAACAGATCTGAGCATTTTATGTTTTAGAACATACTGAAAATACAAATACAATTTTGTGATTTAAAGAATAATAACCATCTTTGTAGTGCATTTCATTACAGAGGCGGGTAAGCTCGCCAAATTAGCGGGCATTTTTTATGCCTTATAAATAAAATATTTGGGTTCTGCCCCCGTGTCGAGTCTTAATGGACCGACTGCCTCTGTAGGTGAAATGCAACGGGAAAAGCGGAACCCTTTTTTATATCCGTACAATATTATTCATTTAAAAGCATTTCAAAATGAAAAAAGATCAATCCGTTCAGTCAATGAACAATGCACTGGGTGCTTTACCTTCAGGTGCGAGAATTCAGTCAGCAAAAGGTTGTTACAATCGTTCAGGTAAAAGTCGTATGGATATGTCCTACTCAGTAGGATCAGCATACTTCAAGACAACCATTATAACACCGGGAGGGCATTGAGCATGACCAAACAAGAGGCTATTGCTCTGCTGGACACATTGAATTCCAACACTGCAAATAAGCATGAACGAAAAATTGCTTATGAACGATTACGAGAATTGATAATGCTACTTCTTCCGGAAACATAATGTTTCCTTAAGCACTGTTAAAATAGGCAGCTCATTTATGGGCTGCTTTTTTTTGTCCTTTGTTTTAGACTGAATAAGCGGTTGTTTTGCCTTGTGTAAAACAATCGCGATGAATAATATCAAATTAATAAAACAAGCAAGGATTTGGGATATAATGGAGCGTACAGACTCTCAAGGCAAACGTCTACCATTCCAAATAAAGTTTGTAAAACAAAACGGAGAAATAAAGGAGTATGAAAAATGTGTTCTCACATCATTTCATTCTGCCGGTGCAACTTTAAATGTTTTACCAGAAAATGAATACTTCCCACACAAAATCCGTCGTGTTACCATAATCGAATTCAACCATATAAGAGTATATCTATGAAAATATTTGAAAATTATGCCATACTAGAAGGTAGTAATCCTGCAATTGTAGTTGAATCTAACAGGGCAAAAGATATAACAGTTGACTCTGATGGTAAAACACCAATTCAGGTAATACCTAAGGGATCAAAAAATCAGATCGATTTTTATCCATGGGGAAAAGACAATGATTTGCCTAACAAGTTGATTAAATATGCATTTAAGAATAATATTGTAGCATCTAACCTAGATTTTAACAGCAATATAGGTCACGGTGAAGCCGCTATACCTGTGAAGGTTTCAGTAGACGAGATTTCCGGTAAATTAAAACACACACCTATCTTACGTAATTCGCAAGATAAAGATATCATTGCCGTTTTCGACTTCTTAGATGATAACAACTTCCCTCTTGTTCAGCAGGAAATTGGTAGTGATCTAGCGTTGCTTCATAATTGTTTTGTGGAGTTTATATTTAACACGACAGGTACAAAGATCGTTCAGATGACATTTAAAGAGGCAGCATACAGCCGCTTATCTGTAATGAACGATGATGGTCAAATTGAATATCACGGTTACAGTTCTAAGTGGGGAGAAGAATCTGCTCCTGAAGATGTTGTGACAACTCCAATACTCGACTATGATAATCCACTTCTTGATCTTAAAATTCGTCTAGGCTTGAAAGCAGGTCCAAAAGGAAAACAGAAAAAAACAAAAGACCGCCGTTTTATTCTTCACCTGGGCAGACCGTCACCTGGGAAGTTTTACTACCAAAAGGCTTATTGGTGGTCTATTTTTGAAAGTCACTGGTATGATCTAAGCTGTGCAATTCCAGAATTTAAAATGAACCTTCTAAGTAACCAGATGGTACTCAAATATCATATCGAGGTTCGAAAAGGTTTTTTTGACGATTTGTATAAAGCAGAAAAAATAACAGACGAAAAAAAACAAAAAGAAAGACAAAAAGAGTTTTACCAGCAGCTAGAGGATTTTCTTTCCGGAAAAGAAAATGCAGGTAAAAACTTCACTTCAGAAATAGACTATGGTTCTTTAGGAAAGGAAGTGTCAAGATCTGACATAAAATTCACTCCGATAGAGTCATTTATTAAAGGTGGTGAATACATAGAGGACAGCGAAGAGGCCAGCAATGCCATCTGTTACGCAATGGGCGTACACCCGAGTCTTCAAGGTGCATCACCCGGTAAAAATAAAAATATTAACGGCACTGAAGCAAGAGAGCTATTCATCATTAAGCAAAGTCTAATGAAACCTGTTCGTGAATTATTGGTTCAGCCACTGAAAATAGTTAAGGCAATAAATAAATGGCCGGATGATATCGACTTTATTATCCCGAATATAATGCTCACAACATTGGATAAAAGCACCGGTGCTGAAAAACAAATAGGTAACCCAGAAGTGTAAAAAATATGGAAACATTAATAAAATCTACAGCTGAACTTCAGAAGTATGTAAAGGTAAACAAGTCGATGAATTTTGAAATGTTTCGTTCTTTTCTCATCGATGCCCAGGACAAGTATATACTACCATACATAGGTCAGGAAACTATTGATCAGATAAAAGACTCAGAAAGTGATAAGCTACGCGAATATCTTTGCCGTGCTCTTGGCCCATTTGCAATGGCTTCAGCTACAGATGAGTTTAGTATAGGTTTCGGAGAGAGCGGGCACACTGTTGCCCGGAGCGAGGTTTTGGCTCCAGCTTCAGATGCGAAAATTGAGAAGGCAAAGGAGAGCCTTTACAAGCGAGGTTGGAGTAATATGGATACAGCTCTTAAGTATCTTGAAAAGCAAAAAGAAACATATCCTGACTGGGCAAACAACCGACAGATATCAACCAAGTTGTTTGAAAATGCATCGGAGTTTCAGGAAAAAGGTTTAGTCGATATAGATAACAGCCCTCTCACATTTCACCATATGCGTATGCTGATACTTCGCATAGAGAGCAGTGAGACATTCAAGCTTCTACCTGAAGAAATGCAGGATAATTTCAATAAAAGTGAAGTGGCAAAAATCACTGATGCTATGCAGGCTTATACCGGTTCACGTGTGGCGGCTCTCCATACATCGCAGTCAACAAAGATGCAACGCTCTAAACCCGCAAATGGAGTTGAATTCAAACCTACAATAAGACCATTATATGATGATATAGAACAAACGGGCAACTATTTTGCTGAGCAGGCAATTTATTGGCGTGGCGTGCTTGATGAAGCCTTGGTGGAAAATGATAAAAAGTCGGAAGATGAGAATAAAATGAAATTTAATGGCCCGGATCGTAAATTATTTGTTGCAACAGCTTCCAGATTATGATAAAGATTAGAATTCAAGATGCTACTTATGAAGTGCCGGCCAGTTGGGACGAAATGACAAAAGAACAATTAGTTTTTTTGATCAAGCTTTCCATGAAATCTAAAATATCTTATGTGGAAATGCAACTGAAGTTTTTCCTGTACTGCATAAAGGCTACCGTTCGTGAGAATGTTGGTTTTGGTTTATTTTTGATTAAGACGTCAAAAGGATGTCATGCATTGTTTTCCGATGAACTTACTGCTGTTCTTACAACGTTTGATTATTTATTTGATAAAAATGAAGACAATATATACCAGCTCACTCCCAGACTTACTGAAAATCACTTCAAACGTGTAAAGTGCAGGTGTAAGTATTTGTATGGGCCGGGTGATGCTCTGGAAGACATTACTTATGAAAAATTTGTCTGGCTGCAGACTTGGCAAAGCCAGTTAAATGTTAATCCGGATGCCGTTAATCAATTCATCAATGTAATTTATGCAACTAAATCGGACAAACGCAGCTTGTCGTCCGTACGTCGTATGTCAAAAATAGCCAAGACTGGAATTCTCTGGTACTTTCAAGGCACAATGTCATTCCTTCATCAGCAATTTCCACATGTGTTCACTTCCGGGGATGATAATAAAAAAACAAATGTTTTTGATTATCAGCAACGCATAATTGACTCCCTGGCTGAAGGTGACGTGACTAAAAAGAAACAGGTACGCCAGTCACTTTTGTATGATGCTCTTTACAGCATGGAAATGGCAGCTATACGACTTGAAGATATGGAAAAAGAACATCGGAAACGCTCAAAAAAATAAGTTATGAAATATAATCATTTTGAATATACTGAAATGTTGGCCAGGCAACTTATCCCTATATCACATACTGACACTGACCGTCATTACTTTAGAGCTTCAGAAGAATCTGAGCTTAAAGAGCTTAATGAAATGATGTCACAGGCTCACGGAATGATAATGATTGCTATTGACGGCAAAAATTCAGAATTTGGGTTCAACTTAGCCGACAATCTTATAGAGAAATCAGGTTTTAGTTTAGTTATAGCTAAACAAACAGCTTCATCGGATACAGACACGATATTCCAGGCTCAAAAAGACAGTTACAATGTCATGATGAATATTGTAGCCAGATACATGAGAGATTATCAGCATTCAAATTATGGTTGTGATTTTCTGGATCCTGAAAGTTTTGCTTTCGAAGGCTTTGGTCCAATCGGAGATCTCTTTTACGGGGTTATTCTTGATTTCTATTTAGAGACAGGAGTGAATTACAAAATAAACCCTGAAATGTGGAAATAATATGAGTTATCAAAAGCGAAGAATAGAGGCAGGCGAACATCGCCGAAAATTATCCAATCAAATAAGGGGTTCCAGGAGATTATCAAGTCTTCCTTTTGAACTTTCCCTAGAGAGTAGCTCCGAAGTAGATAAGTTTCAACGTTCACAGGACCGTGATAGACAAAAGGAGTTTAACAAAGAAGTTAGAGATTGGAGTAATAAAAGTACTTCAGCACTCAAAGGATCTGTCTCAAGATTGATAAAACGTAACGTATCACTATCGGCATCAATAAAGGCGAACTTATATTATGACAGAAAATATGCAAGTGAGGTCAATCGTGTTGGATTTTCATTTGTACGTGAAGGAATCTATATTCATAAAGGAGCTGGTCGCGGTCAGGGTGGTCATATCGGCGGACGCTGGATAGATCGTTATGGTAATCAAAAAACACGTGCTGAAGAGAGCGCCGGTAAACAAGGCAAAGGAAACCGTCAGCCAATTTTGTGGTTCGATCCGGTAATTGATAATAGACTCCCCCAGTTGGCAGATTTAGTTGCTGATTATTCAGCAACAATGCAGATAAATGCGACGAATCTATTTATCGACTAACTGTCCTTTGATGTAGCCTTTATTTAAAGGAAATTTGAAATAAAAACATGGATAGACTTACCAAAACTGCCATTATGGAAAACTTTGTTGATAGATTGAAAGAACTGATGTATTTGATTGTCGCTGGAATTGGTTCAGCCCTATTGCCGGTACAAGACATTTTAATTTTACTCTCTATGGGTTTCGTGTTTAATATTTTTACAGGAATAGTCACCGACATACACGTGAATCACGCACGATTTGACATAAAAAAAGCATTCAGTGCAATTACACAGCTTACATTTTACGCCACATGTGTAGTGTTTTTGAATCACGGTGCAAAACTCCTGGATGAACCACAGATGGGTATTGTAGCTGTCAAATGGGTAACAATGATTGTAATATACTTTTATCTCACTAATATTTTTAAAAACGCAAAGCAAGTTTATCCACGTAATTTAGCTATAAGTTTCATTTACGAAATCTTATCTACTGAAATATTTACACGCTTGAAAGAGACAATTGGTATTAAAAATAACAACGATGAGAAAGATAAATAAAATAATAATCCACTGCTCTGCAACCCCTGAAGGAAGGCATGTAACAGTACAGGATATAGACCGTTGGCATAGAGATCGGGGATTCTCGCAAATTGGATATCACTGGGTCATTTACCTGGACGGATCAATCCACAAAGGTAGATCAGAAGAAATTGCCGGAGCTCATGTGGTTGGCCATAATGCAAACAGTGTTGGTATATGCTATATTGGCGGTGTAGATGAAATGATGCGTCCAAAAGACACCAGAACAAAAGAGCAACGAGCAACCATGCGAAGTTTGGTTAGTTCTCTCAAAAATAAATATCCTGATGCAACAGCCCACGGACATAATGAGTTTGCTGCAAAGGCTTGTCCAAGTTTCGATGTGAAAAAAGAATTTTAAAAATATATGAGAAATGATTCTAGAAATATTTTCAATCGTAGTAGTATGCTTATTAGTACTATTATTCTTTTGGCTCTATTATCGCTTATTGGTTGCCGTAGTAAAAGAAATACATCCCGATATGAATTACATACTGTGGAATCTGAGCGAGTGGAACGAGTCATTGATTCAATTCGAATTGTGGAAGACAATCAACAAACAACAGAACGAAGAGGATCAGAAACTGATCAATCATTCAGCCGGATTACTGAATTCGACTCAACAGGCACAGTACGACGCATACAGGAAACGTGGCGGGACCGACAGCGAATCGACGTGGTTACAAAAGAGCGATTTGGACGAACTGTTTCCGTAGCCGAAACAAATCAGCAAATCATCATTCGAGATACAGCTTCAACAGTAACAAATGAAGTGGCAGAAGTCAAAACTGATTCCCGTCCAATCCAAGGTTTTGAATGGTTTTGGATAGTGCTTTCCGGAGTACTCGTTTTAACGGTAATAATTTACATAATATATAACAGACTCAAATAATGGCAATAATACAACAACCGGATGCTTTATCGATGTCAGGCAACATGAAAAAATTCATAGTGAGCTCCGGCACTCAGATCTCCTTTGAGTTAAAAGAAGGTGATACTGTTTTGCTTTCTGCTACTTATGAGCCGGGCATGGATGGGCGTGCCACTATAGATATAAAAGATATCATAGAAAGCCGTCTTAATTATATTATTAAGTACGATAATATTTATGAACAAACAGAGTTGGTTAAGTCTTTTACTGCCACAATTGATGGTGTAACATCTGCTTTTAAAGTTATTCGTTCAGGAGTGGCCAACTTACAGGATACTCCTGCCAACTGGCTTAAAAACAATTTTCTAACATGGCAGCCACAAAATAAGTATGTCACTTACAACTCTCCTGAATGGCTCACTTACTATGCTCAAGAATCATGTAATATAATGTTGAAGGCATACCTTCCCGGCAACACAGTTCAAAATGTTAATCTGGGTGCTTGTGAACCCGGGAAGGCCTTCACTTTTAATTTGCAATACGCATTTATAGCCGGTAAATTAAATCAGCAGTATCCCACTTATTTTGATGTATGGGCAGAAACAGCAGCCGGAATAAGAATCACGTACATACAGCGATATCTTTACAGCGATCCAAAATCAGAACAGGAACAATGGTTCATGTTTGAAAATAGTCTGGGCGGACTTGATACTGTTCGTGCTTCTGGTGACAGTGATTTCACTGGCCGGCACGATCATAAATTGTCAGCAATTGACAATTTCTCAGCTGAATATGATGTAGATACAGAGCGAACATATAATAAGAATACAGGGTACCTCGATAATTATGAACGTCGCTGGTTACTTGATTTTTTTCCATCCAAAAAGAAATATATTTATCACCTTTCAGCTATACGTGCAATTGTGGTGACATATAGCGACGTGAAGTATACGTCTTCTGATCTGCCATCAGAATACAACTTTACCTATAAATTCTCCGAAGCTGACACCTCGGTTCTGTTAAACTTAATTCGAAATGAAGACATTCCGGTGGATATAACCATACCAAACCTTGACTCGCCGGATTTTCATTTACCCCCTCGGCTGAGTGAGTACCCGCTAGCTTACCTTCACGAGGGGGTAATTTTTCCTGTGTTTGATCCAAATTCGGAGCAGGCACAGATAACTACGTTCGGCAGATTGGTTGAACGTATTACGCAAGATGTATCGATTGCTGTTAAAGATAAAAGGCTATCGATGCGATTTCAGTTTTCAAATGGTAATTCATTTGCAAATACTCCATGGCAGACAACGGTGACGGTGCATGTCTTCCGGGGCTTTGACGAAATTACTGCCTCCATTCCTGCAGAAAACTGGGATTGGACCAGAGCTACTACTGATCCGATTGATGATAATGCCTGGAATATATCACATGATAGAGTGACAGATACGCTTACTCTTCGCATGGATGATCAGCAGAATGATTTCGGTAATAATATTTTTAAAGACCGTCAGTGTACATTTACTGTAACGGTTTTGGCACCTGACTCAGGAGAAACAATTTCACATACATTCAATTATGCGCCTTACTAGTGATTTAATACGAAATTTCAGTCCGCTCAACAAAACATTTTCACTTTTGGTTGAAGGTGGTGCGGTTACGCAAATATACTACCCGGACAAAAATGAATGGGTACCTGATCATGCAATTACTCCGGTGGTAATTTATCCACGGTGCAGTATCGTCGATCCTGATCAGATACTTCCAAATGGACTGGTAAATAAAGAACTCAGCGGCATTACTTGGCGTGCAAATGGGAGTAGTGTTGCAGGTAACAGCAATTATCAGATAGATACTTCTACCGGTGATAGCCGGGGAACATTGCTGGTAATGCAAAATGTACCTGCAGGTCAGCAAATAGAACTGGAATTTGAAGCTCAGTATTTCGACACACGCACGGGAGACTGGATCAAGTTTGCCGGCAATATGATGTTGAACACCAATATTGCGGCCAATGAAATTATCTCTATTGAGGTTGACAGCCCTGCAGTAGTGGAATATAATCCTATTGCGGATCAGTCTTTATTTAAATTAACTCCGACGTCCAGGCTTGGCGGTGTTCAGATAACCGTTGCTAATACTAAATATTTTCTTAAGATATTAGAAAACGGTATCGAGCGAGAGATTGATCCAATTGATGATCTTGAGTTTCAAAATATCAATGCTGAAGGAGTCTGCACTTTTGACATGAGATTTGTTCCTGAGAAAAAGAACTACAGATTGTATGTTGATTACGTACGTACCGGTGATGCTGTCCCTGCAGCTCCAACTGCACGTGCTGCGCTTATTGATTTTTCTCTTCGTCGCAGATATGAACCTTTTACTATTGATCTGAAAGATTTCGGACCAATACAACCATGGCAAAGACAGTATTATATAGAGGCAGTAATAATATTAACATCATCCGGCCAGATATTATCAGAGCCTAATCGATTCTTCAATATTGAATATCTCTACAAGCATATAGGAGTTGAGCAGCATATAGCTTATGGTAATAATGCGACGCTTGATATCCCGGCATACATGATCAGCTTTGACTCACAAATATTGCTCGACATTGAGGAAAAAAGTCAGTTGATGGCTTTATCAAATGCAGGCTTTGTTTTGACAGACAATGGTAAGGTACTAGTAACAAATTAGAATTATGAACTACGCAAAAATAAAAATATCATCACTGCCCGATCCGGCAATAGCTAACCGTCGTCTTGCTTATAACGGATATATTTTAATAAATGAAAAGGATGTTGCAGGTTTCCATACAGGCACGTTCGAAGATTTTGTAATTAGCCTGGGCGGCACACTTCTTACAGCACACGAAGCAAAAGTTGAACTTTCAAAAAACAAATACAAATGGTACAGCAAGTAAATGATAGTTTCACCGTAATACTTCTATCAAAAGGAGATTCTCCAACGGTTTTTCTAGAAGCTAATCCGCTTCTTTGGCAAGGCATAAGCTCCGATGGGCTTACAATTGTTCCTGATTTCAAGATACCGGCCAACCAACCGGTAATAAAACCAAAGATTTTATCTTCTCTGCAGTCTGCCTATATAAATATAATCCCTGAGTCAGATCGCTGGTGGTACAATGATCAGGAGCTTACATTTGATGCAAATGGAAATGTAACTGCTCCTACAGCTTATGTCGGACTTTTCAAAAGAGATAAAGTTGCCGGCACACTTAAGGTTATTGACAACCTGGTATCGATGACAAATAAAACTCCGGATACGATTAAATTTGAAGGAGTGATTGAGACTGGTGGCACCACAACTGTAGTTTCTCATACTATTCGCGTGCAAATTGAAGAGATGGCCGGTTCAACATACTCAGGCCAGGTACAACTGTCATCTACTACCATTGATGCTCCGGATGCAGTGATAACTGCAACGGCCAGACTTTTTGCAGCTGCTGCAGAAATAACCACGGGATTTCAAGTTAATTATTATGAAGCGGTGCCACTCTCTCAGAATCCCAGCGGCTGGGTGCCTTTTAAACCCGGGTCCGGCAAAGTAGTTACGATTGGAGCAGTTGATGTAGACAGTCGTCAGCTATTCAAGGCAGATTTCATTGTCAACAGCAATGTAGTGTCCACGGTCATTTTTGCAATTTATGACACCCAGGATCCTTACATGATCAGCATGCCTTTCAAAACAAAATATATCACGAAAGATGAGTCAACCACAGCTACACTTAGTCTTATAGATCGGAAAACCGGAGCAACAGTATCCGGAGTAACCTGGGAAATGTGGCATCAAGATACACTTGGTAGAATAGTGGATATATCCACTCCTGTAGTGAATAACGTGGTTACAATTAAAGGTAGCGATTTAGAACAGCTTAATAATGAAGGTGAAAAAATAGGTTCTATAAGAACTTATATCACAGCAACAAAATAACACTTATGGGTAAAAAATATCATAGTTATTTTGATGTAGGATTAATGCCGAAAGATGGGCTAGCAGGAACAGCTGGCCCTATGCCC